AGGAGTTGTTACACGTAAACTAGAAAGACCTGATGCGTCAACGGTATCAGCATCAATACTAGTAGTTCCGTCTTTTAGATTTACATAAAAGTTATTACCAACTCTAAAGTTACCCATTTGGTCTTGTGAGTTAAAGTAAACTTTACCGTTGTTTAGTTCTACTGTTTCTTGACTTTGAATTGTTGTTGTATTATCATTACTAACATCATTGCCAGAACCAATATACGCAAAGTTATGCGAAATAAGATATGCTAAACACTCATCACCATCTGCAACAATACCATAGTTACCGTAAATACTTGCTGAACCTATTGATCGTAGTTCTGCTCCTTTAGCAAGTGTACTATCTGAACGCCATCTACCTGTTCCGTTTTGCAAATAATAAGAACGATTAGCAAAATATGTAAAAGAATTTAACCATTCAACTCTAACACCGTTGATAAGAGTAATACAATCTACTCCAGGTGTAATAAAAGTTACACTATGGAATAATGCACTTGCTTCTTTTGTTTCATGGTCGCAAACACTTCCGTCAAACAATGCACCTTTGCCTGCATCTCCACTATTAAAACCTCTTGGGTCACTTGCACTTGTAGCACTTCCGTGTGTAATTACAGTTACGTTTCTAATATAAGGTGAACGTGTACTTACTCTCATGTCACCTGCAAAACGAAAACCATAACCTTTATCATTTACATTGTCATAATAAAAATCTTTTACAGTTACATTTTCAACTGTGCTTTCGCCATTTAGTAAAAATGCGTCTTCGCTTTGATTATCTGTTGTAGGACGAATAATTACATTACGCAAATCTTGTCCTTTTACAGTAACACCTGCTGGAACTTCTAATGGAAATTCTTCTTCGTAATCTCCTGTATTAATAAAAACAGTATCTCCTGCTTGTGCTTGACTTAACGCATACTTAATACTGCCTAAAGGACCTTGTGGACTTGTGCCACGTCTTGTATTATCGCCATTTACAGCAACATACCATATATTTCCTTGTGAAAGTGTAACTTCAATTCCATCAATAGTTACGTTTTCTGCACTAATAACATTATTAACTAATAAATTTGTAGTGTTATAATTAAATCGTTGTGCGTCTGTACCAATATCCCAAGTGTTTGTTACATCAGGTGTTAGATTACCTTCAATGTCGCCTCGAAATGCTACATTGTCTTCATCACCATCTCCACCAATAAGGATACTGCCATCAAATGTAATGTTACCAGTAGCATGAACACTGCCATTGACATTAACTGTTTGACCTGCTGTAATAATTTCATTAGTACCTACTCCGTTTGGAACAAAATTAATATCACCGTTTGTTACATGAGTTCCAACATAGTTGTCATTAATTTCAATAGTAGGAGTTTGTAAGCCGCCTGTTGTTACACTGCCGCCGGCATGATTAAGATAAATGTTTCCTGATATTGTGCTTATGCCATTTGGACCAAATGTTAAGTCGCCGATGTTTAGTTGATTTGTAATTTCTAAGTCATATCCAGTACTACGTGCTTTTAGTGTACCGTTAACTGTAAAATCACGAGGGCGAGTAACCGTATTGATACCAATCTTGCCATCGGTATGTCCGATATAAAGCAAGTCTGTTTCAAATGCTAGATCTGTTTCTCTTAATAGGTTTCTACTGAGTAGTGGACCTGATATTTTACCTAGAGACATTATAACCCTCCATACAAGTATTTATTGGATTTACTTGTCGAAGTTATGTAGGACTGTTACTGATTTGCCGTTTGGAATTGCTGAAAGGAATTTAATATACCAACCATCAGCATATGGTGAATTAGGACCTGCTAAGTTTCCTGATGAACTTTGTTCTAGTGTGTAGTTTGTTGTTGAAATTTGTAGTACGTTTTCAACTAGCACCAGTACTGCTTGTGCAGATGTTGGAACTGGGTAAGAAGTGTCATTTGCATTTAGAGGACCAAATACAGTTTCAACACCGTCGCCTGTTCCTAAATCTTGTTGTGTAATAGGTGTTGGTTCTTTAAGTCTAATTTCTTTCCATACACCGTTATCATAAAATTCAACACTGTTATTTGTAGTGTTAAAACGCATCATACCTAATGCTGGAGAACTAGGTCTATCAGCATCAGCACCAACTGGTACTGTTATAGCCGCTTTCGATCTAAGTTCAAAAACACCGTTTGCATTATAAAATGCACCTTTGCCTCTAAACACTCCGCGTCTATTTGTGGTTTGTGCTTTTAGAAATTTCATTACACTTCCAAGAAACTTACTGTTGCCGCTAAGTTGTAAGGTGCTTGGCCTGTAAGAATAATTCTATCGCCTTCACCTAAAACCATCTTTTCAGTGTCAAACGTAAAACTATCTGAACCTGCTACACTAACTTGTTTGGCAATTTGTGTTTGTGCGCCAACTGTAATAGCACCGTTAGCAACATCTGATGGTACAAAATATAAATCAAAAGTTGAATCATTTGCCCCTGTTAAATCTTCTGCGGCAGTATTACATACAACCAATGTGAGGATTGCATACTGTTTACCTGCTGGAACAGTAATAATTGCTTGTTGTGTATTATCTACTAAAATATTTTTTATAGCCATCGTAATATTTATCCTTATAGTAGATACCCATATAATAGGGCTCTATTTCTACTAATTAATTCGTCGTTTGTATTATTTGTATTTACAAAATATAAGCCTGTGTTTCCTGTTCCTTCTGACTTAGCATAAATTTTAACACCGTCAGTTGGAGCCGATGGGTCAGTAATAGGGTCATCTGTTCCAGGCGTTTCTGTAATTTGCAGTACATCGTTAATTTTAACTGTACCAGTACCTGGAGCATCTAGTATAAGATCGCCGTTACTTACAGTACCAGCAATAGTTTGTCCTGTAATTCTTAAATCGTTTAATTCAATTCTGTCTGGATAGTATGTTGCAATAATAGAACTATCCATCATAAAATCAACTCGGCTTAATAGTGTACCGTCACCTGAGTCAGTAACTTCAACCATTGTGTTGCCGTCATTAATTCTTCTAATTTGTAAATCGTCTAGTGTTCTACTAACTAAATCATCAACATAACGCTTGTTAGTAAGATGGCCTTCATCTGTTGTATTAAGTGCATATTGTCCTGAATCGCCAACAACAAATACAGGATTGTCATTAGTATTAATATATAAAGAACTGCCACCTGTTTGAATACTTGGTGCTCTTAAACCTAAATATTCGCCATTAGTTTTCTTTAGTACCCATGTACCAAAAGATTGAACTGCCGGAGCATTTGGATTAATATATTCTAATGTTTCGTCAAAAATTAATTGGGCATCATCTGCTGTGCCTCTATCAATTTCAATTCCTGCCGTACCTTCACCTACACCATTACCAGTTTCGCCTTTGTTAAGCGTAATAATATTATCTTCAATGTCTAAGTTTGTAGTGTTTACAGTTGTAGTTTCACCATCAATGCGTAAGTCGCCTGTGATATGAACTTCACCAAGACCTGCGCCGGTATCTAAAGTAATAGTTCCGCTTTCTTGAACTTTAACTGTATAATCACCATTTGGTACTGTTAAAAACTTTGACATTCTAAATCCTTAAAATAAGTGGGGGATTGCTCCCCCACTAAGTGCCTTATGCGTCGTCTGTGAAATCGTCATCAGTAACTGAAGCCGCGTCGTCTGTTTCACCAGCCTCTTCAACTTGTACTGCACCGTCAACAGCCGAAGTACTATAATTCCAAGCAATTGATGTTCCGTCTAATGCGTTTGAACCAGTTGCACTTGGAGCAACTACAGTAACTTTATGTCCTGCAATTTTGCTTACACCGTAAGTTTCGCCGTCGTCACCTTTAACTGAAATAGCCATTTCGCCTGCCGCTAATGCCGCTGGTAATTTACCAGTAGTAAGAACGCAAGTATATTCAGTGTCCGAAGCACCTAAAGGCGCAACAACAAAACGCTTTGAACCTTTTTGTTTTACAATGTGACCTTCTACAACAGATGAACCGTCGTTGAAGTTAACTTTAATTTCGTTGCCTCCAGCAGTTGGTTCGCCGAAGTATCTTTTGTTTAGTGGTCTTCCCATTTGTTTTCTCCTATAAAGTAGTCCTATCCGGGTTCTATCCGGTACGCTGTGGGTAACAGCATAAGTCCGCCACATTATGCGGCACACTATCTGACACAAGTATTTATCTCAATGCTGTAATTGGTGATTTATTTCTACGTACTGTTAAATTTATGAAATCTCTAATGAAATCAAAGCGTGTTGCTAAAAGTCCAAATAGTTCTGCATTTAGACCTTCTTGTACAAGCGTATACGAACTTTTTCCTATATCTGAATAGTAACGCACACTTATTCCATATTCAGGAAAAACACCAGTAACAAACAAGCAACTATCACCTAGTTCTTTTGCTGTGTAATTGTATGGACGTTTAAGTTTTAAAAACTCTTGTGCAAATGTAGTTTGTGGAAGAAAATTTGGTTTGTCTATCTTGTCTGCAAGAAGCATTACTACGTAGGCTTCGATTTCTAATGGTAAATCAAAACCAGTAGTTGATTGTGCCTCTCGGACAATGTCGTAAAAGGCCGATGTGTATTCGTCCCTCATACTAATATTTAGTCATAAAAAAAGACTTGGAAAGTCTCCCCGCCAAGTCTTTTTAGTAAAGCAAATTAGGGAGGACTTGGTTACACCTCCAAGCACGGACCGGAATACCATTCCTAAACCGCACAACCTAACCCCGCTAGTGACTGCGATGTGAGCCTGCCTATTTCTAGTACAAACCCTGGGTACCACCCCTGGCTAGTCAAGTTAGACCCTTCTGGTAAAGGCCTCTTCCTTGCACTAATATTAAGAGTTAATTAATCTCCTAATGCTTATAATACTAATATAACAAATGTTTGTGAAAAAAGCAACCGTTTATTTGTCCAAAATAGGAATTAATTGCGTTTCTCTGTCCAAAAATTTATAATCTACTTTAACTGGTTGCATTATTTCTAAGTGATCAAATACTGTTCTTGGATCAAAACTGCTACAACTATAAACGTCAAGTTGGATTAAAGAAGGATTGTCTTCATCCCAAATGTGCATTGCTAGATGACTTGTTTCAATAACTGCAAATGCTGTGATCCCTCTGTTGCCTGCCATTTTACAATAACTTGCAACTGGACCGTATAGTTCTTTCATGTTGATTTTTTTAATTAGACTTCTTAAAAACTTGCGAGCCTTGTTTCGATTAATTATTGGCTTTTCAACTTCTGCTCTGATAATCAAATGTTTATGCTCCAACATATGTGCTTCCTTGTTCACGGAATTCAACCGTAAAAAAAGGGCGACCGAAGCCGCCCTTTCCCGTTTTGCTACGTGTTCTCTATTAAGAGAATGTTACGTTTGAGATCGCTACTTTAGCCAAGTAGTCTGCCGCATTACCAAGTGATGATGCTGTGTTGTTTAACTCAACATAACCATATCTTGTCATGAAACTTACTACTGGTTCAAAAGTAGATGGATCTAGTACAACGCCTGAAGACATTAACGGAATGTATGGGCAGTAGAATGCCGCCGCATCTGCTTCAGATGAACCTTTGTAACCAACTAGAACAGCAGTATCATCTGCTGAATAAGCGTTTACGTAGATTTTCATAGCACCGTTTAAAGTACCTGCTAACTTAGTGTTAGTTGGTGCTTCAAAAGTACCTTCTGTTGTACGAGCGAACGCTGAAGTAGTAGCAGATTGTAGGATTGTTAGTGCCTGTGGAGACACAACAGCCCAGTTACCTGCGCCACGTCTTGTACGCTGTGCGATCTTGTTAGCCGCTCTGTTAATAAGAACAGCCAATGCCGCGTGTTCATCGCCTACGAATGTAGCCGTACCTGAAACTGCCGCTTGATTGTAAGTCTCTTCAGATGGTGCTAAAGAGTTAAGAGATGCTAACACCTCTTGATCAATTTCTGCGGTAATTTCTTGTGCTAAAGCGGCCATAATTTCCGCTTCAACGTCGATGCCTTGCTGTGCTTGAGCATCCTGTGCTGATTCAAAAGTCCAACGAGCACTCAATTTACGAGTTTTCGCTTCAACTGTTTGTTTCAAGATTTGGATGTTCAAACGCTTACCTGCTGTACCTTCTAAAGTAGCAGTAGCATCTGCTTTACCTGCGTCTGAGCCAGCCGCGTCACCTGAGTAGCCTAGGGCTAACTTGAATGGTGATAAAGCCTCTTCACCCGCTGTTGCGTCGTCTGCTGTATCAGCATAACGTACACGTAGAGTGTGAATTTGGCCAACTGGGCCAGTCATTGGTTGTACACCAACGATTTCGTTTGCAATGACGGTTGGCATAACACGTCTAATTACTGGTAGGATAACTCTGTTAAGAGTTGCAACATTACCTGCTGAAGTAGCGCCTGCTGTTGCTGTCTCTGCCAAATACTTTTTAGTATTTTCTAGAGTAGCGGACATAACAGACTTCTTGTTGCCTTGAAGGCCTTCAAGTAATGCGCTCTTGGTTTCCTGCCAGCGACTTTCTAATAGTTCTGACATTTTTTTCTCCTTATATGTTTAATCCTGCAAGTCGTCTAATGTCTACAACATTGTCGATGGTTGCAGAATTACTTGCGCCGTTACTAACGTTAGTTTCTTTATTGCCTGTTACTTCAATTGCCTCGGTAAGTGTTGCCTTCTTCTTAGCCAGAGTGTTACCTTCAATTACTGATGGTAGATACTTGTCAAACTGTTTTTGGATATTAGCAGTTTGTACAGACTCTAGTAAGTCTATCATAATCTCTTTCTGTTCTCTGCTTAAAGGTGCAGTTAACTCAGAAATTAATTCTTTTCTTTTTGCAGAATCTTTTTCAGAAGCAATTTCTGCTTCTTTAGATTCAACTAAGCGTGTTTTTTCTTCAGCAGTTGCTTTTGCTTCTGCTAATTGCTTATCTTTCAACTCAACTACTTTCATCAATTTAGCAGTTTCTGATTTCTCATTCAAATATGAATGTGAATACTCTTCTGCAAATGTTTCAAATAGTTTACGTCCAAAGTCGTTCTTACGAGCCGCATCAATGTCTTCCTTAAGAGCAGTAATCTCTTTAGAAAGCGTTTTAGCAACTGTAGATTCAACAACTTTAGCACCCTTCTTGATGAAGGATTCTTTGACAGTGTCAAGATGTTTCTTTGCTTCACGGATTAGTCGAACTTTTGTTTCTGCAAGATCTTTTTTATCTTCGTGGAACTCTGCGATTTCCTTTGCTAAAGCCTCTACAACAAATTCCTCAAGTTTGCCAAATTTTTCTGACATTGCTTTTTGGTCTTCGTGTAGTTCAGAGACTTCTTTGCCAAGTTGAGAAACAACAAAGTTTTTAAGTAGATCTGCGTTTTCACGCATTGCTACATGGTACTTTGCTCTCGCTTCAGCAAGTTTGGAACGGTCATCAGCAAATTCTTTAATTTCTTCACTTAATTTGTCATCAAGCATTTTTTCCACGGCTTCAACCATAACGGCCTTGTCGTGCTCATACTTTTGTGCAAACTCTTCGCGAAGTTCTGCTGTTACCTGCATACGGTTTTCTGTAACCCTATTATTCCATGCCTCTTCGATGTCGGCTTTAACTTCTTCTGAAATAGCATTGTTTTCAAAGAGTGATTTCAGTGCGTCCAACATCTTGTTCTCCTTATTTTAATCCTTTGATGATGTTTACTAAGGATTCTTTTAAAAATCTTTGTGCCTTTTTATCTTCATGAACTTCGCGAGCCAAATTAAATGCCTTATACCCACCTGTGGTATTCATCAAATGCTCGTAAATCGGTGTTGGATACGCACCTGGAGCAGATGGTTGGGCAACAATGTCTACAGTGATTATTTCGAAATCACTCACATTGTTCTCCTCATTAACGTTACCAGAGCCCCTTGATGAAACTCCTAATTTTACTCCGCTTTCAAGCATTGTTTTAACTAGTTGTCCCATAGGGGTTGGTAATATTTTAAGTTTTCCGTAACCATTAGGACCGTCCATCCACATCTCAGTAATCATATGAGAAACACGGTCTAGGTTAATATTGAGTCCTTCTGGATGATCAACCTCGCCGAGAACACTATAACCTCCGCTAATCTGATCGTTGAGAGTATTGACAGCCCTACTAATTTCGCTTACAGGATATACACGTTGGTTAGCGTTACGAACGCCACCTTGAATGCAGATGCCTTTTAAGTGAAGGTCTTTACCTTCATTAGTAGACTCAATGACCAATTTTGCCTGGTCGAATGTCAAGTTCTCACGTAAATGGTTTGTCATCATTTAACAAGTCCTCAATTAGGAGCCAACAACAGATTTCTTGTCAACACCTTTTTCGCCTGCGCCTTTTTTCTCAGCGCCGTGGCCTTTGCTGTTTGCAGTCATCGATTTAGATGCTTTGCCGCCTGGAACGTTTACGTTACCTGCGTTATCTTCTTTTGCAGAGTCTGCTTTAGCAGATTCTTTTGCATCTTCACCTTTTGCGATATTAGCAGTAGTACCGCCCATATCGTTTTTATTAGCAACTACAGATTTTTTATTGTCTGCACCTTCTGAGTTAGAAGGAGAAGAAACTTTGTTTACGTACTCACGCATCATTTCTGATTGTGATTTAGTTCCTTCATATGCTGGTACTGCGTCTACAGCAAGTTCGGAAGTAGGATCAATCGCCTCTTCCTCTGCTTCTTCATCACCTTCTTCGTCGCCCATGTCCATTTCAGCGTCGTCGCCTTCGCCTTCATCTTCATCGCCGCCTTTATCTGACATCATTTTTTCAAATTCTGCCTTAAGGTCATCAAGAGCATCTTCTAAGTCAACAACACGGTCTTCAATTTCTTCTTCGCCGCCTTCGTCGTCGCCTTCTTCGTCACCACCTTCAATATCAGACATCATGTCATCTGTTGGGTCACCGCCCATGTCATCGCCTGCTTCAGGGGTTAATTCTACTGGAATATCTTCTGCAACTTCTTCATCGTCTGAAGATTCGTCAACTTCTTCATCATCTGATTCGTCAACTTCTTCGTCTTTTGCTTCATCAACTTCTTCATCATCTGAAGACTCATCAACTTCTTCGTCAGTTGCTTCGTTAGTTTCTTCGTCGTCTGAAGACTCATCAACTTCTTCGTCTTTTTCTTCAGCAACGTCTAACTCTTCTAGATCATCTTCTAAAAGATTTTCATAAATTTGTCTGGATTTTTCAACTACAATCTCATGGAACAGTTCTTCTGCACCTTTGCGATCTTCATTGACTAATTTTTCGAGCATTTCCTCGAATTTATTACGGTCTGCCATTTTAGATCCTCCTATAAGTTTAAATATGGTAAGGCTGTCAATAATATTTACATATTATTAGAAATATACGTGGAAAATAGGCTCAAAATGCGAGTTTTTGAAACCCGAGTGTGATTTTAGTTGAATTTTCGTATAAATTCATCTACTGTCATATGTGTTAAGTTGCCAAAATTAGTTAAACTTTTAGGGATAAAAATCTCTCCTTCTGGTACTACTCTTATATATCTCTTTCTGCTATTTCTTTGCAATATAATGCCAACTTGGCGTTCCCAGTTGCCAAAATATGTAGCAGGATCAGTAGGTCTTTTATAGTTTAAAGTGCCTGCAAATAGGTTATTAACTTTATCGCCACCGTCGCCGCTACCTGTAGTTCCTTTAAAATCAAACCCTAAAATATATATAACTTCGTGTCCGTGCTCTGTTGCTAAGTCTAGTGCTGTAGGTCCTGAACTCCAGCCTTTTGACGGGTTCATTATGTGTAATCCGCGGATATCTTTAAAGGTTTTGCTGTGGTTAGTGTATACTTTATGTGTTTGTTGCCAACCCGTTTTTGCTATTTCTAGCACCATTTTGGCATCTACAGCAATTAGATAGTCGGGTTCAAAGTCTCTGTAAACTGCATTACAGGCATATACTTTTCCAAACTGTTTAAGGGGTTCTAACTGTATAGGTTTTCTGCTAGTTCCGTTGCCTAGCACAAACGCTGTTGACATACCATCACCTTATACTTCAGGTTGAGATGCAATTCCATACATTTGTCTTACAAAATGTAATTCTTTTTTCTGTTCTTCGTTATGGTATTCTGATGCTCGTCTTGCTTTGTTAATTTGACGTAGCGTTAGGCGTGTTTTACGTGTGTCAGAGTCATCAACAATAGACTCGTCATCTCTCGGATCGTAAGACTTGTCTTCGACCGGTTCCATTGTTTCTTTATCAAAATAATAAAACTCACGTAGTATCATAAAACTATTTATCCTATTGTGCTGGAGGCGTTGCGCCGCCTGCGCCACCGCCTAATGGTGTACCTGTTGTTGTATCTGGTGGAGCACCTGCACCGCCATCAACTGGAGCCGGTTCAGCATTTGGATCAACATCTTCAGCGCCACCTACATCAGCATCCATACCTGCACCACTAATACCTACGCCACGCATCTCACCAGCGGCTTCAGTTGGTAGTGGAGTTAAGTTTTCATCATTTTCTTCACGCCATAGTCTTTCGTTTTCTGCAACTTCTTCTGCACTTAGTCCTAAGAAACGTTGTAGTGCAAATCTATTAGATAAGAAAGGTACTGCTTGAATTTGTGTAAAGGTTGGAATTCTTACATTGTCAAGTTCTGATTGTCTGTAAGAAGCAAAGTTCATTGGTTCTTGTAGTTGAACATCAAACATACTAATGTCTACGTTCATACCTTTTTCTAACAAGTAACGTTTAAACTCTTGATTAAATTGTTCAATAACTAGATTTTGTAAACGTTCACAGTATTTGTTAAAACGTAGTTCTTGAATATATGCTGTACCAACTCTACCATCATTGTACTGACTTTGTCCTTCGTCTTGTGCCGCTGTAGGCAAATAAGAACTAGGAATACGTAAACCTCTAATAAGTTTATTAGTAAAGTATTTTAAGTCATCAATTTCACCTAGGTTAGTACCACCTGGCAATGTTTCAACTTTAGATCCACGTCCTTCTGCTGTTTGTGGGAAGAAGTAATCTTCGTTTGTTGATAATGGATTGTACGCACTATCAATAACACTTGTTGAACCACCAGTTGCTGATGGAATACGTCTTTGATGAATTTCTGTTTTAACACGCTCAACAAATTGCATTGCTAAGTGTGATGGCATATTACCCACGTCAATGTAGAACACACGTCTTTCTGGTGCTCTTTGTGTACGGTAAATGATAATAGCATCTTCAAGTAATTCTTTTTGTTTGTAAACTTTAAAAATAGATTCTAACAGTGAGTTACCAAATGGATAGTTGTTATCTAATCCTTCTGATAGTGACAAGTGTATAACGTGTTCTGCGTCAATTGCATACTCTTGTTGATTTGTTGTAAATCTTGATCCGGACTGTGACGAACCAACATTACCTACCATACCTTGTGATCCGCCTGCTTGATAACCTGTACTTGGTTGTGAAGCACCGCCGCCTGTTACATTTCCTGATGTAACATATGGATCAGTAATTACTTGATCTCTAAAGTTAAAGTTAATATCTTTAATAATATATTGTTCAGGCTTTTTACCGTCGGATTCGTTTACAATAATACGTGAAACTTTTGCAGGATCAACATGATACCATTTTTTAGTTTCTGGATCTCTTACAAAGAATGCATCACCGTATTTGAATACATTACGTAAAATGCGGAACATTTTAGTGTCAAACTTTTGCAGTTTACTCCACTGTAACAAGTATTGACTTAGAATTTTTACTTCTGAATTAGTTGCTTGTTTATTAAAGTGTAAATGAAAATTAGTTTCGTTAGTTGGATTTTTCTGTGAGCAAAACTCTGCTAAAATATCTAGTGCCGCATTAACTTCTGAATCGTTATCCATTACATTGTATTGGCCGTAACGTTCAACACGGTTAGGTGAACCTACATAAACGTCCGGTAGGTACGATGAATAATTTGATCGTGCAGGACCTGGTTCGGTTCCGCCTTGTCCACTAAATGGACTCATATTCCCCATGCCATTATTACCGACAGGGGCATTTGTAAAATATCTTTTCCAACTCATTTATAGTGCGCCTTTTAACATATCGTTCATCAATGCTCTTGTTAAAGCGTTATTTTTTGCTGATAATCTATTGGATTCAGCCATTAATGCAACCAATTGTGATAAATCTGCATTACTATTTACCGCAGTTTGTATAGCCTCGGCTCCAGTCTGGCTGTTATCTGGCATTGAAGGTTTTTTAACCTCAGGCATTTTAGTTTCATCTTTTGCGAGTACTGTATTTGCATTTGCTGTTGGTCTAGTAGGTCTATCATTTCCAGTTTTTGGTACAGTATACCCTTGGTCAACTAGTGCATTAATCTCCGCCGGAGACATACCTGCTACTTCGTCCATTGTAAGGGCTCTTGGTTTACCACCTACAGATTCTGATAATTTTTTCCTTTTCTTCTCTTCGGCTTTTTCAAGTTCGTCTTCGTCATCGCCGCCAAACCAATTTAACGGATTTAGTTTTTTCAATTTGTTCCAAACCCAACCAATGGTATCGCCAATCCAACCAAACATAGTCATTAATCCGTCTACAATTGGACTAATAATTGGCTCAATTTTATCCCATAACCAACTGAATGTATCTCCAATCCATCCAAACATTCCTTTGTAAATATCCCAGATTGCACTAATCAAAGGTTTGATTACGTCCCAGAGTGCTGATGCAGTATTTCCAATCCATTCGAATACACCTTTCAACATATCCCATGCCGCGCCAAACCATTCTTTAATAGTTTCCCAACCAAATATTGCGGCTAGTGCGCCAGCAATAGCAAGGAATGGTGCAATTATTGGGCCAATGACAGCACCTAACATCATAGATAACGCAACCCCGGCAAACGCACCAAGTAGTCCAACAATAGCACTAACAAAGTATTCACTAAGTTTAGGACCTATTGACTCCATTAATCCGTCCCACATCGCTCCTAGACCTGGACTAATTTTTTCTTCCCAAAGTTTACCTAGGAACGATTGTAATTTTTGTACAATGTTAGTTCCTTCAGCATCTGCCCAAGCACCTTTAACCCACTTCATAAAGTCCTCGGCCCATTTTAATCCTTCTTGCAAGAATTCGTCCATCTTGCTCATGCCGTTTTCGCCTTTGTCAGTAAACCAACCTAAGAAGTCGCCCATGTATTTTTGTAAGTTTTGGAACAACCCACTTTCAAGGAAAGTTTTCATTAACTGGGCTCTTGCACCTTCAATGGCGTTTTCCATGTTAGCAAGATTTTCTGTAACTTTTTCTCTATCCTTTTGTTCTTTTTCTGCTTGTTTAAAATCGTAGGATTTACTTAAGAATTTTTTAGTGTCACTTAAACCATTAAGCAACTCGCCCATGCCTGCTTTGCCTGCTAGTGCAGATACACCAGCCGCTCCCATGCCATCAGCAAATTCTACAATTCGTGGCATTAAATCTTTTAATCTCTTTTGATATTCTTCTTGACCAATTTCACCTCGGCCCATTTGTTCTTGGAGTTCACTCAACCCATCAACGTTGGCCGCTAACATTTGACCTAATGGTGTTTGTGCTACACCGTCTGCTAAGTCGCCGAACGCATTAGCGAAACCTGGTAGTTCTGATTGAACAAAAGCCATATTATTTTCAAAGTTTTTAAGATTTTGTCCTTCTAACTTTGATTTAAGAACAAGTATATTTGCTTCTTCTTGTTGTTGTTTTAATAGTGCTTCTGCTTCTTTACGTGATTTACCTGTTACTTTAGCAAGTTGATCAATTTGTTCTAGATATGCTTCTGATCCTGCTTGTAGTTCTGCTTGGCTCATTCCAGCAAGTCTACCTTGACGTGCCTGCATTTCAATATATTCAGCAGTGTGTTCGTTTAATGATTCCATGGTATAACCCATACCAAAGAATCCTTTTTCACTGTTTCTTACATTTTTAATTAACGAACCAAATTGACTAGCACCTTCAGTAACTGTGCCTCCTAAGAACTGCATTCTTTCAGAGTTGCCACCAACAAACTCTGCAAATTTTTCCATGCCCAGACCTGCATTGGCCGCGGCAAGGTTCATTTTTGCAATGTCGTTACCAAACGAAGCACCTACTTCAGATAAACTTCGCCAAGTGTCGATTTGCCCTTCGAGTATCCCTAGTAATCCAGAGAGTGCATTTCCAACAAGCGGAATATGCTGGGCAAAGTCACTAAGTCTATTTCCGCCAACAAGTAGTTCTTTACCCAAATTCATTGCAGAACTAGCAACACTCATAAATCCGTCAAGGATTGCACCGCCTATAG